GACCAAGTTATAGCTGGTGATTATTCAAAATTTGATAAGCGTATGTCTTCTCAAATGATGCTTGCTGCGTTCAACGTTTTAATTAAAATTATGCGAGATGCTGGCTGGCACGAAGAAGACATTCAAGTAGCAATTGGTATTGCTACTGACATATGTTACCCTGTTTCAAATGCTTTTGGCACAATTATTGAAACAGATGGGAGTAATCCCTCAGGTCATTCATTGACGACAGTCATTAATGGTATGGTAAATATCATGTACATTATGATTGCTTGCATGGATATAGAAGACAAACAAGGAATAACTTATATTGATTACAATTATTTTCCCTTATATTGTTCTATTTTAACGTACGGTGATGATAACTGTATGTCATGCAAATACAAATGGATGAATCATGTTGCTATTTCAGCAGCATTAGACAAGTATGGTGTTGTTTATACATCTGCTGATAAAAAGTCTAAGTTGGTACCTTTTATTCATGCAAAAGATCTTGATTTCCTCAAAAGGAAATTTATTAAAGACGTTCATGGTGAAGGTACCATCGCTTGTCCTTTGGATGAGGACTCAATTTTGAAAATGCTCACTGTTGTAGTTAAAAGTAATACTATTACTTTCGATCAGCAGTGTGCTGAGGTCATTTTAGCAGCAAATCGTGAATATTTCCAATATGGAAAACAGATTTGCAACGCTAAAAAAGAATTTTTGGATCATTTGGTCGATAAATATGATTTGCGACCTTATTTACCTGAGAGTGTCTTATATGATTATGACACTCTTCATAGTAAACTTTATGATGGTCAGACCGCGATGTCTCAAAACTAATTGACCGAAAAGTCTCGAAAATATACGACCGCGATGTCAGAAAAACTACGACAATCCTATTTTTCCGGGTATTGCCCGTTGTCATACTATAATGCCAAAAATCCAAATTAAGCCGGAGGGCATAAACTTTCGCAGCTCATGCTGCTCACACGCAGGTTGTACCTGCAAATACTGCTTTTATCATTCACCTGATGATAATCGTGCTGTGGAATATCTCAACCATTTGTTCCGTCGACATGACAATGAGCTTAAGGAAGATATTCCACTAAATTCGCCTGTAGCTCAATCAGGCACAGAAAAGAATCTTGAAGTAAATGAAACTGCTGCCGGTATTGATCATGAGACTAACGTAGAATTCTCAGATCCAGTAAAACAATACGATTTGGTAGTAGGACGTAAATTAGAAGACATGACTTACAAGGTTTCTGAAGTGGGTAAAGAAGATGATTTATCTACTTTTATGAGTAGACCAATACGCATTTTCACAAAGACTTGGGAGGTTGGGGAAAGTCCCAACTACGTCAATGCGTTTAATCCCTGGCTATTGTTTTTGCAAAACGCCAGAGTTAAGCATAAACTTGAGACTTTTAAATTGTTGCAGGGGACATTAATGTTGAAAATAATGATTAATGGATCGCCTTTTCATTATGGTAAGATGTTTGTAGGTGTTAGACCTACTCGCCATGATAATAACACAATTTTGATTGATCCTGTTACGCCAGTACTCACATCCTCATATAAAAATGCCAATACAAATGCATACAAGAGTCTTAATGTAGGTGCCACTTTATATAGTCAACGGCCCCATGTGTTTTTAGATCCATCTACTAACCAGCCTCAGTCAATTGAATGGCCATTTTTTGTAGCTGGCAATTATATTGATTTGACTGACATTGAGACAGTCTACCGTATGGGTGTTATAGAAATGTGGGAGCTGTCTAAACTCAAACATGCAAACGGTGCTACAGACCCAGTAGAAATTTCTATATTTGCGTGGATGACTAATGTATCATTCGCTGGTCTTACTGCTGGTGCTGTTGCTAATGCACAATCTGGAATGGAAAAAAGACCCAAAAACAAAAAGGGTTCTAATAAAGCACCTAAGTTTAACGGTATGTCTAAGGCTGAACAGGGCGAGTATAAAAAAGATGGCGTCATTTCTGCTCCCGCTAGTACTGTTAAAGAACTTGCTGATTATTTTACAGCGATACCAGTAATTGGTCCTTTTGCCAAAGCCACAAGCATAGGTGCTGGTGCAGTTAGTAATATAGCCAAATTGTTTGGTTACGCTAAACCACCCGTTTTAACAGACACTATGTTTGTTAGACCACAGAATATTGGTAATCTTTCCAATACTAGTGGTTCTGATCCAATACAAAAGTTGTCGTTAGACCCTAAACAGGAGTTAACTATTGATCCAGGGACTGTTGGATTGACCCCTGATGATCAGATGGCATTTGGTTATATCACCAAACGTGAAGCTTTTATTGATAATTTTCAATGGAACACTTTGACTACCCAAAATACTGGTTTGATATATTCTATTCTTGTCCACCCATTTGTTGCCCCTAATTTTAGAATAGATATAGATCCTATTGATGCAAATACACCTTTGACTCTGGTTTCCCGTCCCTTCGGCTACTGGAGTGGATCATTACGCTATCGCTTTCAAATAGTCGCCTCACAATTTCACAGAGGAAGACTTATGTTTGTATATGAGCCAACTCATAATGTAAGTGGTACAGTACAAGACACAAATAACAGATTCGCCCATATAGTAGATATTTCAGAGGAGCGGGATGTTACCTTCGAAGTCAATTGGACCCAAGAGACTGCTTATGGTCGATTGGATAATTTTCCAACTATCGATATGACTATTGAAGGTGATGGCAATTTTTTCGTCGATGCTAAAGGATACGCAAATGGTAGAGTTTCTGTATTTGTTGTCAATCAACTAGCAGCACCTGTTGATAGTGCTAATGTAGAGGTGAATGTTTTTATTTCTGCAGGTGATTCTTTTGAAGTTAAGATGCCCATTTCTATGGGACTTGCAGCTTATGCGAGAAATAGCGTGCCTGTAGGTCCGCCAGCAATAGCACAGTCTGGTAAAGAAGTTGCTTCTGGAGCAACTGTAACTAGTGCTGAAAACATGCCTGAACAAGATACCATGTATATTTTAAATGGTAACCCCACATGTACACAATCTGAACAATCTGATGTGTATTTTGGTGAGGCTATAGTATCTTGTAGGTCTCTTTTGAAGAGATATTGTTTTCACAGAGTCCTTGCACTGCCGCAAAATTTGGAAACTGCGTCTATCTACTTGAATATTTTTGATCAATGTAATTTCCCTAATGGACCTGGGCCAACTTATGGTAGTTCACAAGCTAGCTCTCTGACCCGCATAGTAGGTCCTGCAGACTATAATATTTGTGCAATGACTTATTTACGTTGGTTTAGTTCAGCTTTCATAGGTTACCGAGGTGGGATTAGGTGGAAAGTTACACTTTTCAATGAAGACATGGATATCATGTCTGTTCGTGTTGTTAGGGACAAATTTAATGGTATAGATGATGAGAATTTAGTGGTTAGACAAGTAATCACTGGCTCAACGTCCCAAAATGAAGTCGCACAGAACTTCTTAGCGGAACGAACATACTATAGTACAACATCGGGTGCTGCCGTTACCGCAGCAAATGTCAATCCGACTGTTGAATATGAAATACCTTATTATAATAATTATAGGTTTACTGACATAAACGCGCCCAAAACGAGTATTGAAGGCTATCACAGGAGTGATAGACATATGATCTCGTATACTTCTCGCCATGAAGCCAATGATAATTTTTCATGGATTGAGACACACTGCGCAATAGGAGAGGATTTTTCTTTCTTCTTCTTTATTGGCGCTCCACCAACTGTGCTTGGGGACGCCGCAACAATTGCACCATTGTAATTGTTAAAATAGCCGTTTTATAAAAAAGACACATGTTCCATGTGTCTTTTTAAAAGACACATGGTCGGGCCATGTGAGCCTTAACGGCGGGAATACTTGGGATCTTTGGTGATA